TGAAGTAGGAATGAAACATAAAAGTTTATAACCTTTTATAAGTTTTCAGTAACGGCGAAACTAGAAAAGACGGAAGATACCCTTTGAGAATTGGAAGAATTGTTGATTTAGATGTCCAGTAAATTCGAGTGGGTAAGCCGATGAATTTAAACTATTTACTTGATGCGGACGGTTCTGATTATAGCAAAAAGCATCTAACAACTAGCTCTGTTACTAATTTAAATAGATTGGAGAGAAAATTAATCATAGAAACCGCAAACAGTATTTTTGAATTTGAAAAAATTGAAGATTAAGGAGGGAAACATCATGAGTAATGGCTTAATAGCAAAAAGTAAATACCCAGAAAAAGAATTAACTCCGCAGCAATATTTTGATAAGGTAAAGAAAAAGAAACATCATATTGATGACGAAGGTTTATTGAAAGTATACGAAAACTGCCTCGAACTGCTGAATGAATATAAAATAACCGGGCAGATTAAAGGAATGAGAAAGCTACTATTTCATTTAGAATGCATCGAAAAAGAACGAGAAATTGTAAAAATGGGTATCAATACATTCGTTTATCTTGATGACATTGAAGAGTATATTGATAACGTAGCAAAAGATACTGTTAAAATCATAGAAATAGAAAATTATGAAAGAGAAATTCCAGACGAAATTGTTGAGGTAATCAAAGCGACAAAAGATAAGTTCGACCAATTATATATTGTTTTTACGGATTACACCGGAAGAATAGAAAGACAAGTAAGCAGGGAACGTAGGGAAAAGGATCCAATTCTTTTCGGAACATTTCAGAAAGAATCCGATAGAACGTTAATTGATAGATTTTATTATTTGGGAGACTGGCAAGATGAGTATTGTGATTTGACCCTAGATAAAATGGTAAATGAGACAAAAAACTTAAAAAAGAGAAATATTGCCAAAACGATATCTACCCCAGAAGATATTAAAGAATTGAGGGAACAGCTTGGTAGATTAGAAGAAAAAAAAGAAACATATATTCAGGCCAGTAATGAGAAAAAAACATTCTTTTCCAATATAAAAACAGTGCTGTTGGGTAAAAAGAGATGAAATCTAGTGTTGATTTGACGCAAAACAGGGCATTCGAAACTCATTCTTCAGAACTACAAATTCGTATTTCTCAACTTCAAAAACTAAACTTTTTCGAAAGATTTAAAAGTGATAAAAGAGATCTAAGAAGTCGAGATTCGGTATTTTTACTTGGAAACAAGAAGCAAAGAGCCACAATTAAAATGTATAATAAATTAATGAGTGGCAATTATTGTGATTGTTGTGGGGACAAGATTATGCCTTGGGAAAATAAAAAAGGACTGTGCCGCAGGTGCGAAGATTCGTATTTGCCAAGAGAACGATGCCCGTGGAGAAAGGCAACGTAATAAAACTAAGAAAGGAAAGTAAAATAATGAATGCAAAAAGATGTGACAGATGCGGGAAATATTATACGCTAGAAGTTCCAATTCAGAACAGGAAATATTCTATTACAAAAAATTTGAGAAATTTAGGTGCTGGCGCCCTTGATTTATGCAAAGATTGTCAAGAAAAACTCAATATTTTTGTGGAGGAAGCAAGAAAATGATTACAATTTTGGAAGATACAAGGCAACAAGAATCTAAACATAAAGTCAAACATCAATGGTTTATTCGGAACGGAATTCATTGGAATCGAAGCTGTTTGACATGTGGAGATTACCAACTTCCAGGCAAAGGAGACGTAGCTGTTGATACAAAATTTTCTATTCAGGAATTAATTGGAGATGTGCAAGTAAAAAAGAAAGCCAAGAACAAAATTCTTGAAGAAATTAGCAATTTAGGTCTTAAAAAATCTGAACATAAGGAGGCGCTTTATCATTTGATTTGCGATGATGATTCTGAACGATTTCCAGAAAGAGAAATCACAGATTATTGTTTCAAAAACGGCATAAATGAAGGGGTTCAGAGTAAATTGCAACAACTATATGTACAGCGACAAGGGTTCTTTCATAGAGGACTTTTAAGGGCCAAAAACTATGGCGTTGACTTATATATTCTGGTGGATAACAAGGATGGCATTACATGCGTAGATGACTTGTTTAAATGGGTAAATCCTAGAAGCAAAATCTTTATAAATACTAATCAACAAATTGGAGTTTATAAAAATGGAAGGCCGAAATATAGAAAGACACAGAAATACCCAAATTGCATGAAGGGACGGCATTTGGCAAAAGCCTGCAAGACAATGGAACTAAAATATGGCTGCCATTTTCTTTTCTGTAAACCCGAAGAATCGGGACAAAAAATTGTTGAAATATTAACAAATAAAAACAATTAAAATCCAAACTTATTTTTAGATTATAAATACACTTCTTAGATTATTCCGGCGAATCTGCCGGGCAATTCCTAAAGACAAAAAATAAATAGTGGAGGCGGCATTATGGCAGACGTAAAATGGATAAAAATAACGCTTGATATGTTTGACAATCGGAAAATTAAGTGTATTAGAAATTTACCAGAAGGTAACAATATCGTCCTTATATGGGTGATGCTTTTGACAATGGCAGGCAAATGTAATTCTGGTGGAATGATATTCCTTACTGAAAACATCCCGTATACAACAAAAACTTTAGCTGATGAATTGGGATTTGACGAGAGCGTGGTTCGACTGGCATTAAATGCATTAGAAAAATTTGATATGATTACCAGAAACGAGGATTTATTGTTAATTCCGGGCTGGGGAGAATATCAAAATGTTGAAGGAATGGAAAAAATTAGAGAACAGAATAGAATTAGAAAGCAAAAACAGAGAGAAAGAGAGAATGAATTACTAGAAAATTCCAAAAATAAAGATGTGTCACGTGACATGTCACGTGACGTCACGCAACAGAATAAGAATAAGAATAAAGAATTAGAAATAGAATATAATAATAGAATTTCTAAAGAAATTCTTTGTCCTTCTACGGAGGACGAAATCATTCGAAAATGGAATGAATTAGGAAAATATGGGATAAAAACACTTCGAGGACTTAAACCAGGAACACAAAGAAGAGAGCGATTAAAAGCAAGACTGCGGCAATATAGCCTGGAAGAAGTGCTAGAAGCCATTGACAAGATAAAAGAGAGTGATTACTTGCAAGGAAAATCCAATAATTGGCAGATAACTTTTGATTGGTTTGTAAAGCCGAATAATTTCCCCAAGGTATTGGATGGCAATTACGATAACCGGCAACACAATGCTGGGGCAACAAAGAAAACTGTATTTGACGATTGGAGGGATGCGTAGTGACAAGAGATGAGACAAAAGAAATCTTAATGACAATACAGGCTACTTATCCTAATTTTAAGCCGGAGGATAAAACTATCACGATAAATACCTGGTTTACACTTCTCAAAGATTATGACAGAAAGCAGATTGGCGTAGCACTGCGTGATTTTATTACCCATGATGCCTCAGGATTTGCTCCAAGTATTGGGCAATTAACAACCAGGGTAGAAGAAATTTTTGGAAAAGATAACGAAATGAACGAATTAGAAGCCTGGGAAGTAGTTTTAAAAGCAATTCAAAATTCTGGCAGTAATTCACAAGAAGAGTTCTACAAATTACCGACATTAATCCAAAAGGCTGTTGTGAGCCCTAGACAGCTTCGAGAATGGGCTTTAGATGAACAGTGGGAGAAACACTCGCCTTTTTATCAAAATGGATTTATGAGGCAATACAGAACCGAGAAAGGCAAGTTCGAAAATAGGCATATTTTGGATTGCAAGAACCAGATTGAAAGTAAGAACCAGACACTGTTGGAAGATAAAAATAATGCGCAGAGAAGCTGGAGCGATAATGCTTCTCCGATGCCAGAAGACTTTATGAATAAATTAAAACAAAGATTCGCTTCAAATTTGATGTGAAGGGAGGAGCGAGGGGCCATTTAAGCCCCTCGTTGTTTTTATGGATGAAGTATTGAAATATGCTATAGAAAATGGCATAATTGATTTGTCACGCATACAAGAAGAAATTGAAATGACAAAAAGAGAAGAATTATTAAAAAAACATCCGTATAGTATCTGGAAAAGCAAAGATGGAAAATGGCATACTTATCTTCCGGACGAAGAAAAAAGAGTTCCTAGAAAGCGAAAGACAAAAAAAGAAATCGAAGACTTGATCGTAGAATACTGGAAGCAGCAAGAGGAAAATCCTAAACTTTCAGAAGTTTTTGAAAAATGGCTTGAAAATAAGCTGGAATTTGAGGAAATCAAAAAAGGAAGTGCTGACCGATATGAAACAGATTTTATTCGCTTTTTTGAAAAGTCTGGATTTGCAGACAGGAGAATAAAAACAATCACAGAAGATGATTTAGAAGCTTTTATAAAAAAACAGATAATAGAAAATAAGCTCACTCCAAAAACCTATTCCGGATTAAGGCTCATTGTTCGAGGGATTTTTAAATTCGCCAAAAAAAGAAAATGGGCCACAATTTCAATATCCACATTTTTCAATGACCTGGAGCTGTCAAAGAATTCATTTACAAAAAAAGTAGTTGAAACGGACAAACAGGTGTTTAACGAAGATGAATTGCCAAGGCTTTGTGAATACTTAAAAGAGAGAGGCACCATAAGGGATTTAGGGGTGCTATTGCTTCTTGAAACAGGAATTCGTGTTGGAGAATTAGCAGCACTAAAACGTTCAGATTGGGACGGAGACGTTCTGAAAATTCGCCGTACCGAAACAAGATATAAGGACGAAAGAAAAAAGACAGTTATTGGTGTACAGGATTTCCCAAAGACGGATGCCGGTTTCAGAGATGTGATTCTCACAAAGAAAAGCATAGAAACGCTTAACAGGATTGTAGAATTAAACCCTCATACAGAGTACTTACTGCAAAGCGAAAGAGGAATGCGCACAAGAGGCAATACATTCAACAAGCGCCTGGAGGGGGCATTGACTGATCTAGGAATGCCGTTGAGATCTACGCACAAAGGCAGAAGGACTTACATTACCACTCTAATAGATGCCGGATGTGATGATGCTGTTGTAACGAAGCAGGCGGGGCATAAGTCGATTGATACAAGCCGCAAATATTATTATTATTCAAATAAAACAGCAGCGCATCAAAAAGAACAGGTTCAGAAGGCTATAAAGATATAATTGATACCCTGGGCATCAAAAGGCATCAACGACATTTCTTAAAAAGCCAGTATTTAAGCGGATTTTGAGAGTTTTAAAAAGAGTTCGATTCTCTCATCCCCTGCTCTTAAAAATCTCATTAGAGCGCATAAAATAGCGGTTTTTGAGATTTTTATTTTTATGAAAGATAGCTCAGGGTATCAATTAGGGTATCAGAACATACATTCACATATTAGATTATAAATACACAAGAAGGAGGAAAACTTGTGTGCGTGACATAAAAACAGCTAGTAAGCTGTTATTTTTTTGTACTTTTTCGCTTTAGTTCACTTAAAATGGCCAGTATAAGATTATTTACAAATTTATTTTCTGGAGAATTTTTATATATAGCGTTAATTTTATAAGCTTCATCCACCACCTTGTCCCAATATTCAGAATTTTCAGAAGGATTACAATAATTCTTATGAAACTCCCATGTTGCTTTCCAAATATCAAAATAAGTTTTTTTAAAATCCATAAAATACCTCAACATAAATCGAAAAATAGTTGCATATATTATTATATATTAAAAAAACATATTGATAGCAAGTCTTTTGTATGTTAAAATAATAAAAATAAATGATTACTTTTAGGGATAACAAGAAAATTGTTATCCCTTTTTTGCTAGGGGGGGATATAATGCTGGGAAAATCTCATACGGCATACGATGTGATGAAAGAATATTTATTGACTGGGGCAGAATTATGCGGGAAATATGATTTTCCTGCACTATATTCCTCTGTGAATATACCAGGGAGTGATACAATAGACTTTGAAAATAGCTTTGGAAGAAAAATCAAAAATCATCGTGATCTTACTGTGAATTTTTATATTGATGATATGAAATTTCAGAGAATGTGGAATAACCCAGACAAGTATATAGAGCATTTGAAATGCTTTCACAGTGTTATCTCTCCAGATTTCAGCATAGCCGTGGGGAACAACGGAATGCCAGTGGCTATGCAACTATGGAACAAATACAGAAACCATGTTCTGGGGCATTATATGGCGCTCAACGGTGTTAAAATAATCCCTAACGTGAATATTTTGCCAGAATATTGTTGGGATTGGTGTTTTGATGGATTGCCGCAAGAATCGCTAATAGCTTGTAGTACGATTGGAAGAATGCAAAACAAAGAATCAACAAAAGAATTTTGTGATGGATTTTCAGAAATGGTTAAGCAGCTTAATCCATCCAGAGTGATAGTGGTTGGAAAACTGCCAAAAGAAATACGAAATAACATAGAAATTATTAATTTTAAGAGCAGAGGCCAGAAAGTGAGGGAAAACTTTGGGAACTAAAACAGATAAATATGATCGTAAAAATAAAAGCAAGGAATCTCAGGAATCAAGGATGCAAAAACTGAGAAAAAGTAAATACGCCGTGAGCGGAATTAATGTGATTGGCAGAAAGTAAAGTGTGAATTTTGACGAAATTTAGATTCACGCCTTGATGGGATATTGGTGGATTTTTTATAATTTTGTTTTTTCAAAAAAAAGAAATATCATTCCGTTACGGGTAGAAAAATGAAATTACCTCGCCTTAATTGAAAAAGCATATAAAATGTAAATATGTAATTTTTTAGGAAGGCAATTCATGAATTGCCTTCAGGATTTTTATATCGACATCCTCTCTCTTGAAGCTTTTCCCATTGTTCCAGATAAGTTGTTTTAAACCATTGCAAAAAAGTCTCAATATATCTGTTTTTCTACTTCCTTCCTTGCAACTATAGTATCTTTTTTTCTCCACATAATAGCCCAAATGATAACGCTTTCCTTGATATACACTCGTGATCCTCCGTTTGCCCTCGTAACCTCCGCGGCGTTTTATACCGCTGCCGTTTTGATGCCATCGAGATTTTTTAACTCTTCTTTTAAACGTTTATAGGAAAAACGAGCGTTATTAGTTAACTGGCGTTGCCAACATTTATTCTTTCCGGACCAACGGAAAGAATGAGATTTTAAAAGGGCACGTATTTCTTCGCTTGGTTTGCCTTCAAAAAAGAGCTGCAATCTCATGTTTTCGGTATTTTCAACCATTTTAAAAACCACTCCTTGATATGGAATTGTGACAGATTCACAAGTACCCACTAAATTTTTTTCTTTTTTCAATCTTTCTAGTCTTGATTTATAGCGTCTGAGGTTGGCGGTTTCGTTGGATACATAAAACGGAACAAACCTGCTAGGGTCACGGATGAGGCTTTCAATTTGAGAAATCTCCGCAGATGTTAATCCCTCAAAGCCTTGTAATGTTTTATGTTTTTTATAATATTTGTTAGCGCTCAAATGCAATTTATGTTCTGATTCAAGCTCTGTAATTTTCTTCTCTAATTGCTCAATTGCATCTGGGTCGCCAGATTTTATTGGGCGGCTAACATTAAAAAAATTTTGAATTTTAGAAAGATAATTTTCCAAATAATTCCATCGCTCAATTAAGAGCGTACGACGTTCATTTTGACGTTCTTTCTTCTTACTTGGAAAATTTGCAGGACCACAAATTAAAACGGAAGGACATGACGCCTCGTTACGGTAATAGTCATTATAATATTCGGCTAGTTTCTTGCAATAATAGTCGATTTTTTGAGCGGTGCTTTCTGCTTGCTCTGGATGCTCATCTAAAATTTTATCAAGAATACTGTACGCAAAATCGCATTTTTCATGGTAAATTCTTGTTGCTGAACCTGTTTCATATTTAGAAAAGCTATTCAATTCTTGAGCAAGTCGGGCGTTCTCTTCGTTGATTTCATAATATTTTTTTGCAAATTCTTCCGGCTCTTTCTTGTAATAGGAGTTTTCACCTTTTAACTTTTTTAATTTTTGGCGGCCAACTCGGCGCAGCGTCAAAAGTTCGCAATCAGTTATATAATTTTTTGTTGCAGAAAATTCCACACAATCCAGATAAAATTGACATGTTTCCGGAGTTTCGCAAACTTCAAAAAAACCTATAAAATTTCTATACGAAACCGTTCTGTTTATTTTTTTAGGCCTTTCATGATTCTGCACCGCATCAACCTGAGGCTCATAATCATTATTAGCGTATTCTTCGACGGTCGTTCCGGCCGCTGTCGCATCTTCTTCTATTTCTTTTAAAATGTGCTTTTTGTACTCCTCCAGATCATCTATATAGGAGGCTTTTGAGTTGCCAGGAACTCCTAAGAGTTTAGAAGGGTCCTCTTTAAAGATAAAGGCATGTTTAAATCTAGAGTAATACCCTCCACGAGCCTTCATTTCTTCATTGGCCTGTTTGTATTCTTCGCGTGTCAACTTTTCAGAAATTTTCACACAATAAATTTTTTTGTTGTTGCGCGTGTCAACATCTTCTGAGATTTCAAAATGAAGATCTTTAAAGTTGACATTTTCAGAAGCCGCCTTTTTTGTAGTTTTCGGATCACTTTTTTTATTTTTGATGTGTGCAGTTTTGGGCACAATTTTAACATTTACACCGTTGTTTTCACAACAGCCAAAGTAATAAAAATTAACATCGAAATAGTCAATCATCCCATCGCAATCATCGTAATTGTAGGAATTTACAAAAGCGTCCACGTCGTCAATAACTGCCTTCGTAGCTTCGTTCATGATTTTGTAAAAATTCCCGTGTTCTTCTGTGATTTTTTTGTATTCCTTTTCGAAATCTTCGCGGCTCCAATTGTCCACATTCCACAAATTATTTCTCAAAGCCTTTTTTACAAATTCTACCGACTCGTTATAGTTTATTTCTTCTACAGATTTGTAAATTTCAATAGGACTCTCCTTTAATTTTACAGTCAATTCCTGGCACATAGAAGCGTAGTGAGTTCTAACACTGAACTTATATGTCGGGTATTTTTCTTTGACATACGCCCGCACAATTTTAGCGATTTCTTTCAAAGACAAATCGCAATCGTAGCGGCTCCCTTCCCAACCAAATTGGGTATAGAATTTTCTACGTGTTTCTGCCGCTGTTTCGTTGATGATTTCGCCGCTTTCCTTCTCCTGTTTGTTCTTCCAAATTGGAAAAAGTGCCTCGTATTCAACGTTGATAGCCTGCATAACTTCCACGTCGCCACCATTATCTGGGTGATTCGCTTTAAGAAGTTCTCTGTATGCCTTTTTTAATTCGTTGTAAGAATTTACATTTTTAAAGTATTTCATTGATTTTCACCATTTCATCTGTTATAATACAGATGCCTTTCATTTTTTTTGTTTATGTTTGGCGTTGCCGGCTGTGGTGTGTGTGATTTTTAACAGCCGGCTTTTTTTATTGCTTATTTTTCTATCCTCCTTTTCTAACTGTCTACATTATACCATTTGAACGGCTAAATGTCAACACTAAAATTAATGTTTTATAAAATAATAAAATTCGTGTTGCATTATAAAATAGAATAGTATATAATATGTAAAAAAGGAGGATAAAAAGAATGTTTGTGTACAAAATAAATGTCATGAAAGAATTAGAAAAAAGAGGATACCCTAGCGTGAGGATGCGAAAAGAAAAGATTTTAAGTGAAGGAACTATGCAAAGTTTACGAAAAGGGAAGGGAATTACAACAGATACACTAAACAAAATATGCTTATTATTACGCTGCCAGCCGTCAGACGTAATAGAAATAGTCCCTACAGACGAGGAAAAAATAAAATATTTTTGATATAACACTAAAATTAGCGTTGGCTTACACGAATGAACGTGTTTTAATTTGGACCTTAAAAACATTAATAGTTCCATTCTGGAAGATAAAGCACCTGCCGAAGCAAGTGCTTTTTTTGTTGCCTGAATCAAATAAAAATGTTAATCAAAAGTAAAATGAATAATAATTATTAGAATAATAATACTTGACATAAAAAAATAATTATGATAGATTGTAGATAATTTAATAAATGATTACAAAAAGCGTTAGAGATTATAAATAATAAAACTCTAGCGCTTTTCTTTTTTCTGGATCGTGAGAAAGAAGGAACAGCGGGAGCGTGTGCAGGATGCCAGGAAGAAGGAAACGATAGTTTGAATAAATATATATTATTTATATATCATTCTGTATTGATTTAACGCATGAAAGTGTGGTGAGAAGATGAAGGACAATACAACGGAAGCCCAGGGGGTTGAGGTGTACGAACATGATATATTCTATTATGCTGATGAGTATATAACAAACACCTTAAATATTATACCTGGCGATGATAATTACAAAGAGATTGTAAGAGATAATTTTAATGATATGTTATTTTATATAAAAAATAATATAATTAAACCAGATAAGAATGATATTGAATTATTAAATGAAATATTTAACATATATATAAGGTTATGTGTTAAGTATAATAGATTGCCAACAATTAATATGTTTTGTATATTAACAGGATTAAATAATACAGTGATATCTAATAATTATCATAATAACGCTAAGATGAGTAATATATATAAACAAACCGTCAAAATGTGGTTGGACACCTGCAAGGGCTTCACAATCGACAGGCTTCACAACCAGGCTGGGGCTAATGCTAATCTAATATTCATCGCAAAAGCAAACTACGGAATGGCAGAAACGGCACCTATTCAGACAGCTAACACGGAGGCGTTACCGAACGAGACAAGGGAGCAGATAGCTGCAAAATATGCAGCATATGCAGATCTACCAGCTCCAGAGCCACCGGAATTATAGATAAATAGTCAGACAATAATAGTTATCTCACAAACAATAGACACAATAAGGCGGCTGAATATTAGATATATAAATATATACAAAACAGCCCTTGCATTTTGTGCAATGTGTATATCAAATACAGCTTAACTATTCGCAAAACTTATGTTTAACGAATAGTTGAAAATGGAAATGAAAGGGAACACAGTGGCTTTCGGGGTAGGGGTCTAAAAGAAGGGCGCCCCAGCCGCCAGTGACCTTTCCGAGCTCCCAAGAAACAAAAAGGGGTCTTTCATATGCGAGCATCATATGCATCTCAGCCATCATCAAAAACACATCAGATTACAAAAACACTTTCAGAATCAATAAAATCCCAACAAAAATTTAAAACGCTTATTTAAATATGACCAATGATATGAATTATTCGGAATTCAATATGGATTGTGATAATAAATGTATAGATGCAATGGTAATCATATTTGGGATACATAGGACTATTAATTTTTGCCAGTGCAATGCACGGAAGTATCACGATATGTTTGCTAAACGGCAACGCGAAGAGTATTTAAGGAGGGCTGAGTGGTACATCGGCAAAACAGTTGAGCTTCAAAAAATATATAGCTCAGAAGCGACTCTTGTTTGTAACGAGGATTTAAAAGCAATAAAAGATACATTCGCGGAACCATTGATTCATTTACCCTTAAATTATCCCAACGTAAAAGCTATGCAGAAAGGGAGAAAGATCAAAAAATGAAAAATGAGAAATGCAAATGCCAAGAAATAAAAAGTAATGGAGAATGCGACATTCTTATAAATGACGAAGACAAATGGTTTTTAAAAAAACTTTCCAGAGGGCGCTGGTTCTTATTTTATAATCACAAGAAGTTTTCTGGTTCGAGAGGAATCCGTATTTATAATTGTCCGTTTTGTGGAAGAAAGCTGGGAAATATCAAAGAAAATAAAATTTCAAGGGCTGTAAAGACAATTCGTGAAGAACTTTTAAAGAGGGAAGGATTTTATAAAGCGTTTAAATGTAGTATAGAATCCGTTCTCAAAGAACAGCATTTAAGAGACACAAAAGAGTTAGCTGAAAGAATCTTAGAAAGGATAATGGGTGATTAAATGCTCTGTTTCAAAATAATTGCAACCTGCTTATGCAGTTGGGATATCGTGTTTCACATTATGGGATTAATCTCTACTGTAAAAAATAATGAAGGAAAGATTTTCAGTTTTACAAATTTCTTTTTGATTTTATGTATTTTAGGATACACGCTTTCATTGGCGTGTATATGGATGAGGTAAAAATGGTAGAAATCAAATTTATTACAGGAGAAACAGAAGCATATGTGCTTCGCGGCAATTCGGGATATTGGTACGATAAAGAAACGGAACTTTTTCGATTAGAAACAGAACAAGGAACTATCACCATTCCAAGAGAAGTTATCCGAACAATTCAATTTTCTAAAAAATACAGCGGCGAATAGTCGCTCTTGGGGCCATCGCCAAACGGTAAGGCACAGGACTTTGACTCCTGCATTTGCTGGTTCAAATCCAGCTGGTCTCGTTTATCCACTCAGTGAAAATAGTACCTCCTTATGTCTAATGCATATGGCTTACAATTTTTTTTACAAAGAAACCGTTTTAGTTAATTATCAATAAATTTCAAAAATCATGCATCTTGACTGAGTGGATATTTATGGAAGTGTAGCTCATTGGTAGAGCATCTGGCTTATATCCAGCGTGTAGTGGGTTCGATTCCTACCACTTCTATTTATGATATTTATGCGACTATGTTATTCTAGCGGCATATTATTATAAATTACCCTTTTCTTAAATGTTAAATCCCCCTTCAAATTAGTAAATAAAACGTTAGCATTTATTAACTGCCTTGAAGGGGGCAGAACGGAATAAAGAATTTTAAATAATATATATAAAAAGTTCCGGTGGTATTAAAAAAGATTAATCCACTGGAATTATTTATAGGGAGGGCATATGGATTTTAAAAGCTGGCTATATAAACGGGCGATTGCTTATATCGAAAAATGTAATCGAGGATGGGAACACTCAATTTTACTACTCCACAATCTAAAAAACTTAGATAGGTTAACGTATCGTAATGGCGATAAAGCATATTTATTTTATGGCATGGATGCTGAATGGAGTAAATTCAGTAGATATGAAGTGCTCGATAATGCAATACAGAAATTAGCTATGTATGAAGATATGGAGCAATTGATAGCTACCAAAAGGGGACGATTAGCAATGGAAGACTGGTCTAGGAAAGAACCGAAATTCCGTTATATGTTATTGGACAGGTTAAGACAAAATTGTGATTATTACTTGCGAATTGGAGGATCAGCTAATTGCCTTTGGGCAGATAGTGAGAAAGAGCAGATTCAAACCATGATTGATATTTGGAATAGTTTCCCGGATGACGACAAACCAGAATGGTTAACTATGGAGCAGATTAAAGAGTTCGCTCAGAAGATGGGCGTTGATAATTGAAAGGAGAAAAATATGAGCAATATGTTAGATTGGGCAAAAAGAGAAGTTGAGATTGCCTGCAAGAAAGAAAACCCAAATAGAAAAGAAGGCGAATTTGACTATGGATGCGCCTGCTATGAGAGTGCTTTAAAAGCTTTTGAAAGCTTATGCGACGACGGTCATTCTGGTTTCAGTATTAAAATGGCTCAGACTATATTGAATCGTCTTTTAGACGGGAAACCATTAACGCCTATCGAGGATACAGATGATATTTGGAATGAATGCGTACGTCCTAAAGGCAGTCCAAAAACGTACCAGTGTAAACGAATGAGTTCATTATTTAAGAAAATCTATGCTGACGGAACTGTTAAATACAATGACGTCAACAGTTCATATTGTGTTGATATTCATAACCCGGATATCACATATTCTTCTGGACTGGTTAGAAGAATCATTGACAAGATGTTTCCAATAACAATGCCATACATGCCTGGTAAACCAATCAAAGTTTACTGTGAGGATTTCTTAACCGATAAAAAGAACGGTGATTTCGATACGGTTGGTGTGCTCTATTCCATAAAAACAGAGGATGGCAATCAAGAGAGAATTGAAATAAATAGATTCTTCAGAGAACCAGAATGTGACGAAGAGGGTAGCTGGACTGAAATATCTAAAGAAGAGTATTACGAACGAAAAGAGGCTGCGATTGATAGGATATAAATAATTTTGTTGAAAGAAGGAAAAGCAATGAATCTTAGACAAAAATATAAAAGAATAAAAAAAGAGAATGAAAGACTAAAAAAAACGCTCGCCCAATGGTTCGGCAGCCTATTTTGGAATCGAGAGAATGTAAAATTTTAACTCTGGCAGGGGAAAATATTGTTCACGATTTTGAATATGACGCGGAGGCTATTGACTATGCTCAAAAATGTGTTGTACGAAATTTGTCCGATGAGTTAATGCCGTATATTGAATTTGAAAAATATTTTAATGAAAATGGAGACGTCGCGGTTAAGGGGCAAATAAAAGTGGTTTTACACAATCGACCCAAAAAGAAGGAAATGGAATGTTGATAATTAAAGGATTTAAAATACCAGATGATGAAGCTGGAAAAAAAAGAAAAGAATATTGGATACAGTGCCCTTATTGCGGCAAACGGCAGTTTCCAGTTGGAGAAAATACAAAAATAAGAAATTTATTGTATCAATGCAAGGGCTCAAGTTGCAAACGGCATTTCTTAATTGACACAGAATTACAAAAAGAAATGTAAAATTGTTTTGGAATATTGAAAACAAAGGAGAAGTTTATGGAAGAACGCTTTCAAAATATAGAACCAGGAGACGTCTTATTTACAATATGTGAAGAAACAAAAGAAACGATTGCTTATTTGATTATGTATGATGGAAAATGGCGACTAATCAACCTTAGTCGGGGTAGCTTTTCCTATAATACAGAGACTAAAAAAGAATTATACGAAATTATAGGGGGATATACGATAGATATAATCCCTCGCAAATTAATAATTAATCAAGTGAATATGCGTCTCGGAGGAAAGTTTAAATACCCAGTAATAGCACACTAAAATGAATTGTTATTAAGTGGGCCTCGCCCGTAAATTATTCGAATTTTAGGCGCTCGTTTTATGCGGCTTTCGAGAATGGCGATTACTCGATGTTGGACCGCGTCGGTTTATCAAATTATATGGAGGTATAAGGATGATGAATCTCGAACATATCAATAAAATTATGAAGCAAATGGAAGAAACAAAGAAATTGGAGGCTGGCATTCGAGGAATATCGGAATTTCATGAGCAGCAGGATAGAATATTTAACTCTATTCATGGTATGGGTTGCGATACGTATTATATAGTGAATAGCCATGATGGTTCTGCCAAAATAATTTCAAACACACAATTTGAAACTGAAACAGAAACCAGAGCAATGGCTGAAGAATTATACAATGACATTGTTCGACATATGCGTAATGTATATGGCATCTTAAATCCTAAAGTCGAGATTAAGATACCTGTAACTAATGATCCTGAAATTACTATCAATCTCTCGGCCGGAGTTCATATTACCGATGTGATTTTCAACGACCCAGCGACTATTGTGTTCTGGTCTGATGGAACTAAGACGGTTGTCAAATGCTGTGAAGATGATGTTTTTGATGAAGAGAAAGGACTAACTATGGCCATTTGCAAGAAAGCCATGCGCAGCGATGAACGTTTTCATAAAGTATTGAAAAAATATTGTAAACCAGTTTCTTTACCACCTTCACATGCATCAAAAATTGAAGAGGAGCGTTTGCAAATTTTTGAAGGCATTGCTGATTGCTATAGAATTGCTGCGGAAGCTAGCGAGAAATGTGATGTTGAAACGGCAATTAAAAACTGGTCCCTCGATTTGAGTAAACTGATTTGTGAATGGAAGAAAAATTTGGGTATCGGAGAAAATACAGACGAAATTAATGAGGACCAAGATGAAGTTATAGCAATCATATGTCCTGACTGCGGCACGGAATATTATTGGTCTCCTAAAGCCACAAATGTACATGATGTTTCGAAATGTCCATTGTGCGGCAAGAAGCTTGCATTAAGAAAAGAATCAGGCGATAAATGATGCTAGGTTCTTTTATAGCGTTAATAGTCGTGTCATTGTTGTGGTATAAAATAACGGTCGTACTCGCGGTTAAAACTGAAACCGCAATCGGCATCATAGCATGGTTTCTGGTTTGCGGAATATTGTGGATTTATGCCTTAGTTGCATTTTTACAAAGCATCGAGTAAAAACGAATTTTTCTAACGAGAAAGAAGCCAATGTTGCCGCTTGAACGTTGTTTAGAGAAAAGAATTTTGAATGAAAGGAAAATAAAATGAAAAATATTTGGAAAGTAATATTAATTGGAATTATCGGAATTGCATTACTGACTATTGCAGGAATATTTCTGGTTCAAAATTTTCAGAATAAGGCAATCACAATGGAAGAACAAGTAAATGCGGCACAATCCAATATTAAGGTTCAAGAAAAAAGACGAGAAAGTTTGATTCGAAATCTTGCAGATTGCGTAAAAGAATATGATAAGCATGAATCAGAAACACTGGAGTCTATTGTGGATGGACGTAGTTCGGCCGAAAATATCGAAAGTGCAACAACTGCTATTGCGGCGGTTGGAGAAGCTTATCCGGAATTGAAGTCTGATAAAAACTATCGCCAATTTATGAATGAACTTTCTGTCACAGAAAATCTTATTTCTCAATATCGGGAAAATTATAATAAACAAGTAAAAGAGTATAAGCGGTATGTAAAAAGCTTTCCAGCAAGGAATTTTTTGAACGCGCTCGGGTATCATAAACAAAACTTTGAAGAATTGGATTTTGACGTTTCGAGTGATGCTCCTCGAAACCTTTTTGGAGAATAATTTATGAATAGGCGCGAAATTACAAAAAGAGAGATTATGGCGAGCGTTGCAATAATAGCGGTCATGCTGATAATTGGAAGTATTTTTTATTCTGAAATAGTTCAATCGGCCGCGGATGCAAACGAAAAGTATAACACCGCAATAAAGATAGAAAAATCAGATATTTTCGCATACGGCATGGCTACTAATGTAGGAAATGCATTTGTATATGGGGAGCTAAAAGCTGTAAAACCAGTCGGTTGTAAAGGTGTCAACGGAAAGTATATTCGAATTATAAAAATTGAAGAGCATTATAACATGCATGAAGAAACTTACACAACAACTGATTCAAAGGGAAACAAGAAAGAGAAAACACGAATATACTGGTCTTGGGACTATGCTGGAAAAAAAGTAAAACAATGCAAAAAGATTGTTTTTTGCAAGCAAAAATTCAAAATAGAAAAAATTATTTTACCAGAAAACAAATATTTAAAAACTATAAAAGTTTCAAGAAAGAAACGATATAAGTATTATGGCGTAAAGGACACGCTTAAGGGAACAATCTTTACGGAATTAAAAAACGGAACAATTTTAAATCGTTCTCCATTTTACGAATCTAATATAAAAGAAACAGTTGATTATTTGGAAAATTCCTTTCCAACGTGGATGTTTTGGATATTTTGGATTGCATTGATTGCATTTGTTGTATATGGATTTTACAGTGCCGAAAACAAATGGTTAGATTAAAAAACAAATAATAGAGAGCCATGTGAGAGCCAGAACTATATAGAAAGGGGGTTCTGGCTCTTTTTGTGGGCAAATTAATAGAATGGTATAAAGAAGTAGCAAATAATCTCATGAAAACCGGACTCCGAAAATATTCTGAGCAAAATTCTTTATACAATCTTGTTCTGAATATGAAAATGGATTTTTCATTTAAAGAAAATGAAGAAGCAAGAGATTGCGCGATGAAAATTTGCCGGTACAATCATATGATGGCCGCACAAATGGCCGGAAAAACAGGAGATGAAAAATTCGAAGAACTTTATTGGAAAATATTACTTATTGAAGCTCAAAATCATCAAGTTGATAGTGGACTTTTGTATTTGGAAAAAAACAGAATTCCATCTGAGAGATTTTACGAACCACGAAGAGAAGTTTTTTTAAAACATGGAATCATTCAATCTCTACAAGATTTAATGGATGATAAATTAGATATATTCTGCCTGAGTGTGCCGCCAGGCTGTGGCAAAAGCACTTTAGAAGATTTCTTTCTCTCGCTGGTGGGAGGGTGGTTCCCAAATGATTTTAATTTGTCTTCTGCACACAGTAGTATTTTGACCAGATCGCTTTATGATGGAGTTCTTGAAATTATAAATGACCCAGTGGAATATACGTGGCACGAAATTTTTCCAGATGTAAAATTACAGGGCACTAATGCGAAAGAAACAACCGTAAATATGGAAAGAAATGGAAGATTTAAAACGTGGACATTTCGTTCTATTGATGGGTCACTCACTGGAGCAACGCGCTGCAACAGATTTCTTACCGCAGACGACCTTGTATCTGGAATTGAGGAAGCGTTGAATAAGAATCGACTGGATACACTCTGGACCAAAGTGGTAAATGACCTTCGTTCTCGTCGACTCGAAGGCTGCAAAGAATTTTATATTGCAACCAGATGGTCAGTACATGATCCTATTGGGCGACTGCAACAATTATACGAAGGCAATCCGCGAGCACGATTTATCGCCGTTCCGGCATTAACTGATGATAATAAGAGCAATTTTTTGTTTACAACAAATGGTTTTTCCGAAAAGTATTTTATAGACGCCAAGGAATCTATGGATGAAATTTCTTTTAATTGCCTTTATCAGCAAAAACCTGTAGAACGTGAAGGATTGCTATTTCCACCAGAATCCCTTCAAAGATTTTTCTTTAATGAAGAAGATGTTCCGGCAGGCTGTACAGATCAATATATTATTGTTCCTAATAGAGAAGCAGATGCAATATGGGCTGTATGCGATACAAAAGACAAAGGAACCGACTTCGAATCTTTACCTATTGCATATCAGTACGGAGATAAATTTTTTATTCCAGATGTAGTATTCGACGATAATACAGACTATGGAGTTCTTGACGAGAAAACGGCAAATATTTTAATAAGACATAATCCTCATATGATTCGTTTTGAGTCAAACAATGCCGGAAATCGAGTGGCTTATAATGTGCAAGAAATAATAAATGGAAAATGTAGAGCAGAAATTGACCCGGTTTTTACTAGCTCAAATAAAGAGACGAAGATTCTTGTTAATTCAAATTATATTAAAAAACATTTTTATTTTTTGCATCCCAGCCAATATAAGCCAAAATCAGATTATGGATTATTTATGGAAAATGTAACTACATATACAACAAAAGCAAAAGTACTACATGATGATGGACCTGATAGTTTGGCAATGATGGCAGAATATGTTGCAGCTCCCGAACATAGAAAAACAATGATTATGAGCAGTCCAATATAGGAGGGTGTTATGGATAAAAGACGGCATGGGACTTTAAAAAAATATGGAATTTCCCAAAAACGTTACAAGGAATTAAAAGGATTTTGCGAACAATATCCAGAATTTTTGCAAGAGTTAAGAAATGATGTCATTTCTCCGAAAACACAAAACATCACAGGAATGCCTTTTTCTAAGACGAATGCAAAAGTAGATGAGACAGCCAATATAGCAATTCGAAGGGCAATGATGGAAGAAAAAGTTAAATTAATTGAGGAGACAGCACAAGAAGCGTCTCCTGATTTGTGGGAATATATCATTAAATCCGCCTGCTATGAACAATCATTCTATTATTTGCAAAGCGTTGCGGAAATCCCGATAAGCTACTCGGCATTTTTTGATGCAAGAAGGTATTTCTTTTATTTGCTCGACAAAAGGAAAATGTGAACTAAAAGTAGATGTAGATGTGTAATATAATAATATATGTAATAAATCAAAAAAACATTTTTGAAGCGTTCAGAAAGTCTGAACGCTTTTTATTTTACGCAAATAATAGGAGAGCGCTTGTGAGATTATTAGGACGAAAAAAAATTTATACAGATTATTCAGAAATCACGGCTGATAACATCATTGAAGTGCTTGGGAAATCTTATGCTAAACACAGAATGAATGTGTCGGAGATAAATTTTCTGATTGATTATGAAAGAGGTATACAGCCGTTAAAAAGAGAAAAAAAAATCAGATCAGACATAGATGTTCGCGTGAATAGCAATTTGGCTAATTATGTAAAAGAATTCAAATTAGGATATAACTGGAGTGATCCTATTATGCTAGTTCAACGCGGAGATAAAGAAATGCATGCAACAAATGCAACGATTGATGACTCTGGTATTTCTGGCCTAAATGAAATGCTTTGCAATGGAGAAAACATTGCATATAAAGACCAATCTATGGGTGAATTTGTGGAGATATGCGGCGTTGGATACAAGATGGTTGACATTAAAACAGATTTTTCAAATCCGGTTTTAAAAGATGAAAAATTCGTGGAATCCTTAGTGAATGTATATTCTTTGGATTCTAGGTATGCTTTTTGCGTATACCATAATGGTCCGGGAGAAAAAAAGCTTATGGGGGTAAGCTTTCGTAAATCCGGTGGAAAAAATTATTTTACATGCTTTACAGATAAATGGAGATTTGAAATTATAGCAGGAAAAGTTATTAGACAAGAAAAAAATCCAATGGAAGCAGTGCCTATTGTAGAGTATGAGCGTTCATTTGATCGTACTGGTTGCTTTGAACGAGAACTTTCTAAAATGGATGCACTCAATATTTTATTATCTGATTTCACAAATGACGTTTCTCAAAGAACACAGGAAATGTGGTGGGGAGATAACATTGATTTTAAAAAGGATGAAAAAACAGGAGAAACTATAAAGCCAAAATCTGGAGATTGGATTTTGACATATAGCGCAGATGGCAAAGTAGCCAAAATCGCACCTCTTTCAAGTAGTTTTGATACTTCTGGAACATTGGCAGCAATAAAAAACCTTCGAACAGAAATTTTTCAGGATTGCAAAGTTCCCATTCAATATGATAGCTCTGGCGGTGGCTCAACTGGAATTGCTACAGATATGTCTTCTGGATGGAGCGCAACAGAGCTCGATGCGCGAAGAGAACAGCAAATGACAGAACGTGGAAAAAGAGAAGAATTAAAATTGATTCTGAAAGCTATAACTTTCGTTCCTGAAAATGTTTTGCCTATGGGTCATCCTATTCGCAATGTTCACATTACAGACGTGAATTTTCATTTTAATCGCAGAAGAAATTATGATTTGATTAATAAGGCTAATTTTGTTGCTCAAATGATAAATCTTGGTTTTAATGGGCGCCATGTCCTTAAAGAAGCAGAAGTGTTTCCAGATGTTGAACAAGTTTGGAACGATAGCAAAGAAGTAGTTGAAGCTATTCAACAATCCAAAATCTCATCTACTACTGCCCAAAACGATGATGAAAATGTCGATACAAACGAAAGATTGGCAGCAGATAACGGTGACCAGATTTCTAACAGTCCAATTTTAGATGGAACAGCTATTCAACAAGACTCAAAAGGCGGTGATTAAATGTTGCCGGCGGCATCTTTTGACGAATTAAATAGATTGATAAAAGCAAAAAGGTCTATGCCATATGAAAAGTATTTTGGAGAAATGGAGTTAACTGAAAGTGAAAAAAAGAAACGAATTTCTTTGGCTCAAATCATGGAAGAAAAATTTACATATGTCATGATTTTACTTTTTACTATGCAACAATACAATTCTTTTAATTGGGATTTTGCGAAAAAAGAATTTGTAAAAAAATACCTAGAATCTATAGATGGTTACGCAACGACAGATTCAGAATTTGAACAATATATTTCAATGCAAGCAGATAGGATGACGGAATCCACTAAAGAAAACACGAATAATCCTTATTATTTTTCTTTGGATAGAGCAAAATTTATTGCAGAAAACGAAAGTAATACGGTCAGAAGCTTTCAATGTAATCAGGAAGCTATGCAGCAAAATAAAACATACAAAAGATGGGTATCTATTATGGATGGACATACCAGGTTAGACCACAAGAAAGCAGATGGGCAAATTGTAAAAATAAATGATCCATTTGTCGTAGGAGATTCACTATTAAATTACCCAAGAGATGCTTCACTGGGAGCGGATTCTTCTGAAATTATAAATTGCAGATGTAGTGTTATCTATTATTAATGTTATATGTGTCACAGAGAAGTGACGTTAATCAAACACAAATTAAAAAACACAGAGAAGTGTATAAACACAAAAAAGCTGGCAGAGAAGCCGATTAAAAAACACAGAAAGGCAGGAATCAATATGAAATTTATGAATAATCATTACGGAGAAAGCAGAGTTTTTGGTCATGCACGATTTAAAACCATGCCTGAACAAGTAGAAACAGGTGGCGGGGCTTTTTCGGGAGAATCAGGAAAAGATTCTTCAGCAGAAGAAGGCCCAGAAGTCGAATTAAGTACTGATGAATTAGTACAGCAACTTGCAGCGGAGAGGGCAAATAGTGCTAAGCTGAAAGCAAATTTGGACAAGACTCTAAAGGAAAAAGGAGAAATTACAAAAAAATATCGTTCTACTTTATCGGCAAATGAACAAGAAGCAATCGCAAAAAAAGAGGCAGAAGAAGCAAAAGATGCTAGAATTGCTGAACTTGAAGCAAAAATGCAGGTTAATGAATACACAGAACGCTGCATGGACGCCAAGATTGGTATGAGCAAAGATGTGGCAAAATCTTTTGCAGAAGCCTTAACAAATGGAGATTCAGAGAAAGCTTTCGAAGCTTTAGCAAATCATATTGGTTCTATAAAAACTAAACTCGAACAAGAATTTTACGCACAAAGACCTGAGCTTCAAGCGGGCCACGGAGATGGAAAAGAATCCTTAGCTGTTCAAAAGGCAAAGGAATTAGCTAAGAAAAGTGCAGGTGGCGTAAATGTGGAGGCTTTAAAACAGTTTATGTAAAGGAGGAAAAACATGGCTAGAGGAGATATGAAGGTTGACAGCCTTTCAGTAAGCATGGAAACAGAAATTTTAAATAGAAAAGAATTCGAAGCTATTTCAAATACAATTGACTTTTCTAACGTTTCGACTAAAGACGAGGCAGGGAGACTTGTAGTGAAGGCCGGAACGCCAATTGATAAAGATGGACAAGTAGTAAAAACTACTCCGTGGACAGGTGCAGTAGGAATTTTGCTTCACGATACTTACGAAACCCACCCACAACAGGCAATTTTGAAAAAAGCATATGTTAATACTACAAGAGCACAAAAAAGTTCAAGTTTAACTTATGACTTAGCTCTGATTACAGAGCTTTCCAAATCTGGATGCAGAATTGTGTTAGAAGAACCAGAAGTACTGGCTTAAATAATATACCGATTATTTTTTTAGACAAATAATCGCTAACCCTAAATAGTTATGGGGTAGAAAGGAGATATAATGTTATTTACTGACGTTTTTTCAGCGGAGGCAGTAGCGTATAGAGAAACTGTTGATGCTAGTAACAATATAGCATTTGCCGGAGCAGCATTTTTCCCAAATAAAAAGAAAACAGGAATTGATTTAAAATGGATTAAATCCCACAAGGGTCTTGGAATTGCCTTAAAACCATCTTCCTATGATTCTTTGGCGACAATCAGACCAAGACAAGGGTTTAATGTAACTCTGGAAGAAATGCCTTTATTTAGAGAGTCCATGGTCATTAAAGAGCAGGATTTGGCCCAAATTATGAGAGCGGCTGACTCAAATGACCCATATTTAAATGAAGTTCTTGAACGCATTTATGACGATGTAGGTAATCTTATTGATGGAGCAAATATTTCCGCGGAACGTATGCGTATGCAACTGCTTGCGCCGATTGACGGAGTAATGAAAATTGATATCGGAAAAGCAGATAATACAATTTACAGTTACCAATATGATTCTGATAACACTTGGAAAGCAAAACATTTTGCCGAGCTTACCGGGAGTGATACATGGAATAATCCGGAAACCGCGAAGCCTTTAAATGATGTACAAAAAGGAGTAGATTATTTATCAGGCATTGGTGTCGTGCCAACTTACATTATGATGAATACTACTACATTTAATTATTTGCTTGATATGAAGCAAATTAAGAATGCATTTGTGACTCGTGCGGGTGTAAATGTCGACTTTTTATCTAAGGCAGCAGCAAAAGATGTATTTGCGACGCAAACAGGATTGCAGCCTATCTTATATGATAAGATGTACACAGATTATGACGGAAAAGAAAAGAAGTTTTATCCAGATGGTTACGCAACAATTATCGGGGCTGGGCAGCTTGGAAATACTTGGTATGGAGTAACACCGGAAGAAAGAACTCTTCTTGGAGACTCAAATGTGGATGTAAGCATTGTTGATACAGGGGTGGCTGTTGCTGTCAAAACAGATTACGGTCCACCAGTACAATATTCTACAACTGCTTCTCAAATCGTTCTTCCGTCATTTGAAGGTATGGATAGTACTTATGTCCTTAAAGTAAAGTAGGAGGATAAGTAAGTGATTTACGATCATATTATAAAAAGAAACGGAAAATTCTACGCAGCAGGGGAGGAAGTGCCGGATTTAATCTCTGGCACTTCTAAAGGAATACAGGACAAACAGAGAAAAGCAGAAAAAGAAAATTCCAGCTCTAAAACTTCGCGTAGAAAGCAGGAATAATTATGAAGGAAGAAATATTAAACGAATTAATTGAGTGTATTGGTGATGATTATACACCAGAACAATCTTCTTTTTTACTAATTTTAATAGATGATGCAGCAGAAGAAGTGGCGCGAGGAATGTATCCATATGGATTTGAGACAGATTTTGAAATGGAAAAAGCTAAACAAAATGCCATGAAACGATACAAGAGTAAAATTAGAAAAATTGCACAATATTATTATGACAAACAAGGAAAAGAAGGAGTTGTTAGTTTTTCTGAATCAGGAACTTCTGTCTCCTATGAAACCTCCGGAACTCCATTAAGTTTATTAAGAGGAATTATACCTGTTGCTAAAATAGTTTAAAATAACAAATAAGACGGAGCGTGACGCAAAACCTCCCGGAGCGTCGCAGGGACATTTCGCGAGTGTGGAGGGGAGAAATGAAAGAAAACGGGAGTACAGCGAGGTGTAAGTATGCAAGAATGCCAAAAATGTACATTAGCAGAAAAGGTATCCAGGATTGAAAATGAAGTTGCAGTAAATTCCGGGAAAATTAAAGCAATCGAAGAGCGATTGGAAAGAGATAGAGAAGACAAAAAAGGATTTTATGACAAATTTGAAAAATTAACTTTGGCAAACGAAGCTCATAAGTCGAACACCGAACACATTTTCGAAAGACTTAAGCGCATTGATAAGTATACAGAGGAAATAAATAATAAAATTGATGAAATAAATGATAAGCCCTCTAAAAATGCTGATAAATTTACTTCTGCAATTATTTCTGCAATAGGCAGTGCAATAGGTGTCGCTATCATAGGATTAATTGCACTATCTATTATACAAGGTATGTAATAATGAGGGAGGCGTTTTAACTTGAGTAAAAGAAATTTCTACAAAAGATTCATAGAGGAAGAAAAACAATTTTACTTGCACATGGCGGGCTTTAATTCGCGAGAAGCTTGCTTATTTAAGTTGCGCGCTTATGAAGATAAAACCTTGTGGGAAGCAGCCGATATAATGGGCTATAGCTTAAGGACAATAGATAGAATAAATCGTGATATGAAAAGAAAAATAGAAAAAACGGCTTTGCTGTATGAATTCGATATGGCGGATTAGTGTCGTGTTATTCATGCTTGTTTCATATTAAAATAAAGGTATAAAAACAAGGGAGGAATTGACATGATGCCTTATCAAAACAGCTGGCAGAGTGCTTATCCAGCAAATTCTCAGTATCAAGCATCTTATCCACAGATGTCAATGCAGAGAACGCCCCAATATCAACCACAGATTCAGCAAACATTTTCAACTCAAATACCTGGAAATATGCCTACTTTTCAAGGGCTGCCAGGACAGATTGTAGATGGAATGGATGCGGTTAAAGCAAAAGATGTTGATATGTCGGGCATGGCGACGTGGTATCCAAAAGCAGATGGCACAGAAGTATATTGTAAGCAATTACAGCCTGATGGTCGAAGCCAAATACTTACTTATAAATTGGTTTTACCGGAAAATTCAGAGCAAGTAAATGTTAATCAATCAGTAGTTGATACAAACATGTTGAGTGATTTATTTTCTCAATTAAAAACTGACATAATTGCTGAACTTTCAGGAATAAAAAGTATGTTACCTGTGCAACAGGCAGCAAATGATTCCTCCAAACAGAGAGGAGGAAATCAAAAATGATAAATCCGATAATGAATTTTATACAAATGTTAAGAAATGCTCAAAACCCTCAACAAATGATGGTAAATACATTAAAACAACAAACGGGAAATAATCCTGTAATGAACAATGCATTACAAATGATGGAAAAAGGTGACGGTGCCGGAATTGAAAAACTGGCAAGAAATCTTTGCAAAGAAAGAAATGTAAATGCCGATGAAATGTTCAAACAAGTAAAAGAACAATTTGAAGCAAAATAATTTCTTTAACCTCCCCAGAATTGGGTGATTAAAATCGCTACAATTTTGGAGGCGTCCCGGGTTGTCTCCAATTGTAAATATATAAAAAGGAGACTTTGTTATGATGAATTCAGGTGGATACTCTTTAGCGGATATTGCAGCTGCCACAGGCGGCGCAGAACGTTCTGATGGAATGTGGGGAGATGGAAACTGGCTTTGGATTATTGTTGTTTTTGCCCTTCTGTTTGGTTGGGGAAATGGCGGTTTTGGAAATGGATTTGGCGGAAATGGCGGCGGATACGTTGCCACAGCAGCTACGCAGGCCGATATTCAAAGAGGCTTCGACAACCAGGCAGTTATTAGCAAATTAGATGGAATTGCAAACGGATTATGTGATGGCTTTTACGCCATGAACACAAGTTTACTTCAAGGAACAAATACACTTCAGAACGCAATTCAGCAGGATACTATTGCTGGAATGCAGAACACTTTTGGAATTCAGCAGGCGATTAATGCTGATACTGTAGCTAATATGCAGAACACAAACGCTCTCGCTAATCAATTATCAAATTGTTGCTGTGAGACAAGAGAAGCTATTCAGGGCGTAAACTACAACATGGCAACTAATACTTGTGCATTGCAGAATACTATGAATAATAACACTCGTGATATTATTGATAGTCAGAATGCGGGCACAAGAGCAATCCTTGATTATCTGTGTAATGAAAAAATCGCATCTCTTCAGAGTGAGAATAACGATTTGAGACGTGCCGCATCTCAGGATAGACAGAGCGCACTTCTTACAGCAGCAATGACAGCGCAGACACAGCAACTTATTAATACTATAAATCCAGCGGCTATTCCGGCTTATGTAGTTCCTAATCCAAACGCATATTATAATGCTTGCGGATGCAATAATGGATGTTGCTAATAACTCACCCTTAGAGGTTGACTAAATTTCTAAGAGGTGGGTAAAATCCCACCTCTTATTTTTTGAGAGGTAGAAAATATGGGATGCAAAAATGTATGTAAACTTTGCGATAGGCTGATTATAAGTCAATCAGTGGCATTTACTGATGGGCAATTAATAATCACTTTGCCGTCTGGAAGTTATGAAAACAAAGAAAAATATTGCATTGTTGTGGCACAAAGTATTCCAGCGACCACAACTATAAATGCCCCAGTGGTAATTCAAATAGGGACAGGATCGGTACTTTATCCTGTGACAAAACCAAATTGCACTCAACTTACAGCAAGTGGAATAAGAACAAGAACTAAATATGCTATGAGGGTATATACTACTTCTGATTCAGGAACATTTAGAATGCTGGAAAATGTATGCTGCGTTCCGACAGATAATCTTAGAGCTATAAACGGAGATGGTACTTTAGTTACAACGAGTGCAAAGAGTACTAAGAAAGGGGCGGTATAATGCATAAATTTGCAAAACAAATTGTAGATTGCGCAAAATCAAAAGTTGATTCAGTAGGAATCGACAATGTATCTTGCGCAGATTTAAAAGAACTTGGAGAATGGATTGATATTGCAAAAGATCTTGTTGAATATGATAAAAACATAAGAATAATCAAAGCAATGGATGAAGCAGAGGAAGAAGAAAAAATTTTTGACAAATTGGGCGTAAGGGCTGGATACGATAGATATCGTTACGCCGATGGAAGATTTGCTCCAAAAGGGCACGGCACAAGGCGAGGCTATACGCCATACCTTCCGATGGAACCAGATGAGTGGATTAATGCATATTTAAACAATCCTGATTTTGTAGATAAGAACTATCGAATGGGATATCATGGCGACAAAGGAGTTTATTCAACTCCTTCAAAACACGGAGAGGTTTATGACAGATATAGCGAATATCGTAGACATTATCACGAATCGCACGATCAGGAGTCTAAACATAAAATGGAAGAATCTATGAAAGATTATGCAAATGATGTTATTCAAAACGTAAAAAACTTATGGGCAGATGCTGACGTGACGTTGCGTCAAGCGTTAAAAAATGATTTTACAAAATTAGTTCAACAGATGCAATAATGTGACACAAGGGCTCTTGACTGCTTTGCGGTCAGGGGCTTTTTGTTTAAGGAATGATACTTTATGTTTAAAGAATTTTATATAAATGGAGATTGGTGGAAAATTGTATTTGTAAATCCATGGGACAAACACTTGGTTGATAGGACGGGAGAAATAACTCTTGCAACATCTGACTATTCAGAAAAAATTGTATTTATTTCTGAATCATTAAATAAAGAATTGCTTACCCATGTTTTTTTACATGAACTTGGACATTGCATCATGTTTAGTTGCGGTCTACTTTTTGAATTGCACAAAATGGTAAAAAGAGAATTCTGGATTCAAGCCGAAGAATGGGTATGCAATTTTATAGCAAATTATGGTTGTTTTGCAATAAAAATAGCTCGAGATGTTCTTGGGAATGACTTTATTTGTATAGAACCAGCATGGGACGGAGCGAATGTAGCATGAGAGAATTAAAATTTTATGTAAACGGACAAAGAATTAAAAAAGATAATACATGTGATTTTTCTGGAATAGTAGCAGGGACAAAGGGATATCTTGAAGCGGTGTTTTGCTTCGGAAGTGACTGGTCGGGAATGTCTAAGGTTGCTGTTTTCACTCGATTAAAAGAACAACATCCAGCAAAAATTATAAAAAATAAATGTATTATTCCGCATGAAGCACTCACATGGAGAGACTTTTCAGTTCAAGTAATTGGAGAAAAAGATGGAATTAGAATTTGCACAAATCAAGAAATCGTAGAACAGGAGGTGATTTAACCTTGCCTACTGTAGAAGAACTTCTAAGAGAACAGAATGAAACAGACTTTTATGAAGAAGAACAGTTTACTTCTGTTCCTGGATACCAAACAAGTGAATATAAGGATTCTCAAATAATTATCATTTCCAACAAAGAAATTGGAAATTTAGATCAGCAAATAAGTGTCTCAGGAGAATCAAATAGTCAATATATTATGTTTGAAGTAAATCGCTTTGAGGATAACATTGATTTGATTGACAAATTAATTCAAGTTCATTACGAAAGAGAAGATGGGGTTGGAGACAACTGCCCTGTAGTAGATGTTTCTGCTTCAAATTTGCATATGCGTTTTGGATGGGTTATTCCTCCTAAAGCTGTAGAAATTGATGGTATTTTGAAGATAATGCCATTTATTCACGGGACGACTTCTTCTGGAAACACTTATATTTTAAAAGAAATATATGCGGAATATGACGTTAAAGAAGGCTTGGCACTATCTGGAGGAATTGAAAAGCCAGAAGAAGATTGGTATGTTCAATTTTTGAATAAAATGGACAACTATGTATCTGATGTTGAAAAGCTTGAAGACTCCGCAAAGACATCTGCCTCAAATGCAAGTGATAGCAAACAGGCAGCGGCCGCAAGTGAATCCAAAGCGCAAGAATATTCCGACTCCGCAAAGACATATTATGAAAAAACGAAAACACTATCCATTTTAAATGTTGGGGAAATGGAATTTTCGATAAATGAATCTAAAAAATGTTTATCTATAACATATACACAGGAAGGAGAATAGAATGCCTACAATTAATGTTGGAAATTTAGAAAATCAAGAAGAGATACTTGATTATTTAAAAAGAATTTATGCAAATGTATTTGATGTGTCTGCTATTGACTGGCAGGCTTTTTTTAATGCTAGAGCAACAGGAGAATTGTTTTCTACAAAATTTTATAATTTATCAGTGACCAATACCGCGCAAGGCGAAAAGATGAATGACTCTATTGGAAAAGAATGTACGCCATCTACAAATTTAGTGAAAAACAGAGATGATTTTGCATCTTTTAACGCTTTTTGGTTCTGCTATTGCAATTTTATTGTTAGCGATGATGGTCAAAAGACAATTACGGCAATTCAAGGACAGAAAAATTTCTCGCGTACAGGAAAAGTGAACGTAGGAATATTAACTCCTCCACTTTATTATGGCATTAGCAAAGTCTCAGATGGAGAAATATGGCACTTGTCAGATAAGCCAAATAGAGAACTTGGATTAGTACTAATGCCACATTGCAAAGATAATAAAGGAAAAGAAATGCCATACGGTGTTCTTCCTGTCTATTATGCAGGCGATATTGATGGAAAATTATACGGGTCTTCTGGACTCCCGGTAAAGAATTTTATTTCTTATATGTCTTTGCACACAGAAATGTCAAAACTAGGGACCGGATATGTTGGAGCAGGTTCGGAAAGGAGCATATATCTTAAAACCATGTTAAGGATAAAATATGCATTTTCTTCTTCACAAAAAGTTTTTCAAGGAAATACGGCAAACAATCACCAAATTAAGGTAGCAACAGCGATTGAAAATGTCACATATTTTCCTGTTTCTGCATCATATGCAAATAGATTTTATGTAGGAGAAGATGTTTCTATCGGAGATGCGACAGGGCATACAGATAATCTTGATCGCGGAAATTCTTACATGAGAAACATTGCTGACAAGGTTTTGATTACAAAAATTGAAACAGAATCCGACGAAATTGTCAGAATATATGTTGATGTTGAAACTCCATTTAACTTAACGGCGGATTCGTACCTTTCAACGATGCCATTACATTCTGGAACAACAGATGATGTTTTAGGAAATGATGGATATATTGCGAATGACGGAAAACATGCATTCAAGTTACAAGGCCTTGAAGAAGGAATTGGTGCCTATATGGTTTCTTCAAATGAAGTTGTGAATAAAGAAACAGCTACAAAAACTGTTTTTTACCATAAAAATTATGGTGACTACCACTCTGATAATTTGGTTTTGACAAACTATAAAAAAGTTGGCGAATTTACAAAAGAAGATTCAACAGATTTTTGGATAGGCGAAGTCGACATCGACTTAGAGACAGGTGCAGAAGTTCCGCGAACCATAGGAAGCGGTGATTCAGTAGGAACTGGAGACCGATATTATTTTGGAGGAACAGGAACTGGATTTAGAGAATATTTGTCGCGTGGGTTTCTCGGGAATGGGTCGGGTGCCGGCCTTTCGTACTTGCTTGGCAGGTACGACTTGTCGGTTGCTGGGTGGGTCTACGCGGTCTGCGTTTCCTAACCCTGTAGGGGTGAATTTTGCGTAGCAAAAGAGGGGTTTTCCCCTCAAAAAAATGTAGGGCTTGATGTGAGCGTGGGAATCTCAGGAATGGGTCGAATGCCGGCCTCTCGTACTTGAATGGCAGGAACGACTTGTCGAATGCTAGGTGGAACTACGCGGTCTGTATTTCTAAAAAAATGTGTCGTTTGAGCGACTTTACACATCATTCCGTCCGTGAAATCGGATTACCGGAAACGGTACTTAAATGATATTACAGGGAATCGAAAGTACGGCGGTACGAGTAGAAATATAATACGAAAGGGAATTATGTTGGGGCTAGTAGTAAAACCGAAAACTCCTTAATTTAGAAACGAATGAAACGATATTGTAAAAATATTGATATAACAAATAGAGAATTAATAAATCGGGCGGTTTGCAAATGCCTAAAAAATAAAATGGACCGCCTGGATGTATTGAGAATGTTTTCTCAATATTCAGATGCACCATATGGTTTAATTTATAAAATTGCGAAAGAAAAACAATTTTATATGTTTGAGGGCATGATAAATACGGTGGTGGACGGAATTAGAGAAGAAATTCTTACAGAAAAATATTCCTGGAAAAAGAGTTGGTATACTTATAAAAGAGAGTGTAATAAAGTTAGAAAGATAGGAATACAAGATGTCAAGCAGCAGTTATATGATTATATAGCTGTCGAAGGGCTATCGGAATTATTTTCTAAAAGAATAGGATATTATCAATGCGCTGCAATTCCCAATAAAGGACAAGTTATGGGGATGAAAACGATTAAAAAATGGTTAAGAAATAAGAATTTGCGCTATGCATGGCAAGGTGACGCAAAACATTATTATGAAAATATTCATATTCCTAAACTAAAGCAACTCCTTAGAAAATATGTAAAAAATCAAGCACTATTAAAGCTAGTGTTCAAATTGATTGATAGCTTTGAAAAAGGATTATCAATAGGGTCTTATTTGAGCCAATATCTTGCAAATTTTTACATGTCATTTGGTTATCATTATGCAAAGGAAAAACTTTTGAAAACAAGAAGGAGTAAAACTGGAAACAAAGTTGTAAATATGGTTTCTTGTGTATTGATTTATATGGACGATATTTTATTTCTTTCTACTTCTTTAAAATATTTAAAATCATCAATAAAAATATTTAAAAAGTGGATACTTGAAGAATTTAAGATAACGATAAAGCCGTCTGATAAAATAATAGATTTATTAAATGGATATATTGATATGATGGGATTTCTTATTTCAAGAACAAAAGTTCTCGTAAGAAGCAGAATATTTTTAAGATTTAGGAAATCAATTACAAAAGTGAGAAAAACAAAAACAATTTTCAGAAAAGAAGCGCAAAGGATATTAAGTAGATATGGTTGGATTAAAAATTCTGATTGCAGACACTGGGAAAAGAAGAATAAGGTTTTACAAATAGTGAAAATATGTAAGGAGATGATTAGCCATGGCCAAAATGTTATTTACATCGCAGCAACCTAATGTACTGGTGATTCCGTTGCCAAATGGAAAAACAGATGTAACGGTATTAACCAACGAAACCGAAGTTGTTATTAAAAATGAAGATGATAATTCTTCCACTATACAATTCCAATATGACGGAAATCAATTTAGAACAGTTTATTCTATTACGGAAGAGGATGTAAAATCTAACATAGAAAAATATCTTAATTATAGTTCCGAAGGAGAACCAACCCTAGAACAGTTAAAAAGAGAACAAGATGCGATAGATGCATACACATTACAACTTATTGAAGAGGGGGTAATTTCATGAGAACTTTAGTACTTAGTCTTAGAAGGCTTTATGAAAAAAATAAAGTATCGCTAGAAACGGTCTTGAAACTTAAAGAAAATGGAAAAATCACCAAAGAAGAAGAAAATTATATTCTTTATGGCAATATTGAAGGCTAGGAGGAGCGGAAATGGCAAAGGCAGAATCAACAATAGTCTATGATGGAATTACATATCATGCAGGGGACGAAATTTATGATTTAGGCACATTTGAATGCGTGGAAGCGGTAGGGATGAAAAGGGACTATGAAGGGCTTTCAAAAGACGTTTCCAAGCTACCACATTACGTAGACAGCGGTTCATCTGCGTTATGCCTTGATACATCAGAATTATATGAATACCATAAATCTACAGATACTTGGTACAAACTGTAGAGGAGGACAATTATGTCATTAACAGCAAAAAAAGTCTATGCGATTCTTAACGGAAAGATTGTAAAGATTAACGGGATAATAGAAACAATAAAACATCCTGTGATTTATCAAGGAAGTGTTAAAAATGAATCAGAACTTCCTCAAAACAACGAAATTGGATGGATGTATAACATTCAAGAAAAATCTTCTTATGGTGAGGCTGGGATGAATGTTGTGTGGACTAAAGATGGATGGGATGCTATGGGGGCAATGATCGACACCTCTTTATTCTTAGAAAAAACAGATTTGGCAGATTGGGCAAAGCAACCTCAAAAGCCTTCTTATACGGCCAAAGAAGTCGGAGCTCTTCCAGAAAACGTATTAATTCCAACTAAACTTTCAGAACTCACCGGGGATGCTACACATAGAACGGTTACAGATGCAGAAAAAAATAATTGGAATAAAGTGGCCGAAATATCATCTGACGGTATAACTTTTTCAATTAATACTGCAAAAAATTGTTTGCAGGCCACTTATGGAGAGTGATTGTATGAGATCTAATAAACGACAGCAGCAAAAAATATGGTTTTCAACAATAAGTTCTGAAAATATATCTGGAATTGATACAGTCCCCGCATATTCTGCACCAGAAATGTATAAAATGACGGTTTCTGATACATCTGGGACAAGCGAAGAAACTTCGGCTGGTTTAATTCCGAATTATGATCGCTATATTACGCAATGGAAAAGTCGTTGGAATTCATTTGAGCCTAAGGAAGGAATGGTTTGCTGGATTGATGTGCGACCTCAATTAAAAGCAAATGGAGAATTATTAACTTCGTCTGATGGGTTACTAATTACTCCTCCTGATTACAGAATTGTCAAAAAAATAAATACTCAAAAAAGTAGCGTTAGACGCTACGGCATTGTGAAAGTTGCAGGATATGATAATGAGTAAAAAAATAGTTTTTAAGCTTTCTCCGCAGTCGATTCAAAATGCTATTGATGAATTAGAAAAATATAAAGATACATTTTTGAATAAAAATGAAATTTTTGTTCAAAGACTTTGCGAGGTCGGAATTCCGGTTGTTAGAGAAAATATTTCTTCTTCTACAGGTGATTCTGACAAGAATTATAATACATATATCCAAGTGAATTCTTATCAGGGGTATTCGGAAGCAAAGTTAATCGTTGAGGGAAGAGAATTGTTATTTATAGAATTTGGAGCAGGAATTCATTATAATGGTTCGGCAGGAAGTAGCCCTCATCCAAAGGGAAATGAATTTGGATATATAATTGGTTCTTACGGAAAAGGTCTTGGAAAAAAAGACCATTGGTATTATACAGCAGACACCGGAGAAAATATAAAGTCCTTTGGTACAAAAGCTACAATGCCTGTATACAAAGCAAGCCAAACAATGATTCAGCAAATTCGAAAGATAGCAAAAGAAGTATTTGAAAGTTAATGGGGGTGTAATTTTGGAAACCATTAAAAATCCTGCTTTAGAAGTATTTAAAAAATGGTCCGAAAAAGTAAAGAATGTTGTAGGGGAAGGAAATTATGCAATGGAACGAAGCGAATCCGTTGCTCCCGGGAAGAAAAAATATGCCCGTATTTTTTTACTAGGGAATCCGACCATTAACGGAGATTTAGAGGGAAACGAATGCGCTACAACAGCGTCATTTCAAGTAGATTCATTTGCCGCAGGCTTCAAGTCATTATCCGCAGTATATGATATTGATAATGCTAGTCACGAAGCGATGATCTCTATGGGATTTCGGAGAACTTATGGACCAGAAGAACAAAATAATATTGACAACAGCATTAAAAGAATTGTAAGTAGATATAGCCGCGTCTACATGGGAGAATTGGAAATGTGAATTAAAAATGAGTGTAAATATAATATATAATGTTATTGATATAAAGTACAGACAAGTAAAAAACATCTGTACTTATTTTGTTACAAGAAGAAAGGAGAAGTAACATGGAAGGACAAGTTTTGACATATGTGAAACCGGAGTTAATCATTGTAGCAATTGCGCTATATTTTATTGGCATCGGCTTAAAGAGAGCAGAAATTGTCAATGACAGATTCATTCCAGGAATACTGGGAATTACGGGCATCATTATTTGCGGTATATATGTTATTGCTACAACTAATATTCATACTGAACAAGAAGCGGCCATGGCGTTATTCACTGCGATTGTACAAGGAATTCTTGTCGCAGGACTAAGCGTATATGGAAATCAACTTATTAAACAGAATCAAAAAGAAGAATAAAAGGAGGTGATCCTTTTATCTCCCAGGCGCAGGGTTAAGTGCTGGTACCGGCTTTTAAGTAGAAAAAGTCGCTAACCCCAAATAGTTATGGGGTAGAAAGGAGATATAATGTCAGATTTAAGTACATTAGGTGTGACTTTTCATTATGGAGTAGAAACAAAGGCTGGGTCTAAACCAACAACTTTCACATGGTTAAAAAGATGTAATGCAATTGATGGAATTTCCCTTGATACTGATCAGATTGATGTGTCGGCTTTAGAAGATTATATTGCTCAGTATACGGCCGGAAGACAGGACACAGGCGGTTCCTGGACTGTTACGTTTAATATGAATGCAGATGTAATCACAGCAATCAAAAAGCTGTTTTCTGACGCAAAAACAGCAAAATCAAGTGGATTTAGTATTTGGTTTGAAATTGTTTTTCCTGGGCTTTCCGATGCATTTTTTGTTATTGCAGACCCAGGTACCAACATTCCACTTCCAGATATTTCACAAGCATCGGCAGCAACATTGCCAATTTCCATGGTTGTAAAGGAATATAAAGGTTTAGATACAAAGGTTGTTTCAGATGCAAGTTTGCAGGCGCTTGACGACGCAAAAGCGGTGGCAGATGCATTCAATGCTCCATTAAGCTAATTAAAATTTAATCGGGAGGAATATAATGTTTAGTTTTGACGTGAACGGTAAAGAATACAAAGTACGGTTTGGGTATGGGGCTCTATGTGGAACAGATCTTATTGACCGCATTGTAAAAACAGAAAAAAATAGCAAAGATGATTCAAATTTTCAAGGAATGCTAAAGTTGGTCGCAGAATTATTACTGGCAGGTTTACAAAAAAAACAGCCTGATTTTCGCTATGAAACAGAAGCTGAAAAAAATGAAGCTTTAAACAAAGTTTATGATCTTATGGACGACTATGAGGACGAAAGTACAGACGAGAATCCTCAGAATGGATATGTTCTTTTTGAAAAATTACAAAAAGAGCTGTTTAAAAACGGTTTTTTATCCGCGCTTCAGAAGGAGGAAGCCAAAAGGTAGAAGGTGCTGATTTTAAAACGTTTACTGAAAGAGTAAATCGTAAAATACTTCCTTTTTTCTTGTCAATTGGGGTATCTGAAGAAAAGTTTATGGATTCTACCCCTAATGAATTAGAACCATATGTAGAAGCTTTTAGATTGAAAGAAAAACGAAAAGATTGCAGCCAGTGGCAAAATGGCTTTTACACGATAGCCGCAATCGCATCCGTTATAGATAAAATCTTAAGTAAAGACCCTACAGTAAACTATCCAGATAAGCCTTTGACCGAGTCAATAGAAGAAAAAAACGAAAAAGAATTATTAACCGAAGATCAAAAGCAAAAAGAAATAAATAATTTCTTAATGAAACTGCAACTTATGCAGGCGAATTTTGAACTGAATCACCCCAAAAATGAGGACGAGCAAAAATAATAATGCTCGTCCCTTCTTTTATTTACCGGCTTTTAAGTAGAAAAAGTCGCTAACCTCAAAAAATAGGAGGTGAACTATGGCAGAAAATACAGTTGATACTCTTGAAGTAAAAGTTGCCAGTGAAGCGCAGCAAGCACTCACTGGGCTTCAAAATTTATCTAAAGAATTAAGAAAACTAAAAAAAGAAATGCAAGGCGGCTGGGGAACAAAAGGCAAAAGTTTTTTTAATTTTTCCAATGATTTAAAAGAAATCGAGCGTTTAAAAAAAGCTGCTGCAAGTGTCGAAAAAATAACTCCTAAATTAAACACTAAAGATATAGATACTAAAATTTTTGAATTGCAAAAAAAATTCAAGGATGTAGGCACGGATTTCCAATTTAAAGGAAATACATCAGAGCTGGAAAAAACATTTTCAAGCCTTGAAAGTAAATTAGATAGATTGTATGCCAAAGAGGATAAAATTCGTGATTTAGGTTCAAATTTCAATACTTCTGGATTTGAAAGTTTACAGTATGATATTGCAAAAACATCAAATCAATTAGATGTATTGCGAGAAAAAATGGCTGAGCTTAATTCGGAAAGCGCAAGCAAACTTGAACAAGCGATAAAAAGAGCTACAACGCAAAATATTGAACCTTCGCAAACAGTTTCTCCCCAACCGCAAACAGCTAAAATAGGTTCAGATTATTTTGAAGGCAGAAATGTAGAAAAAGAAATTCAAAACCTTAACGATATTACTGTTGAGCCCAAAGTAGAGACTGAGAATATTGATTCTGCAATAGAAAATTTACGAGCCAAATTCAAAGACGTGGGCACGGATTTTCAGTTTAAAGGAAATACGTCTGAATTGGAAAAAGCCATTACAAAAGCTGAAAACGAGCTAGACAGGCTATATGAAAAAGAAGATAAAATCCGTGAAACAGGCGGAAATTTTAATTCTACTGGTTTTTCTAACCTTCAATATGACATTTCTAAAACATCGAATCAACTCGATGCTATGAGAAAGAAAATGTCTGAAACAAGCAAAACAAGAATTGATACAGGATCATGGTCTAAACTTCAAAAAGTAGCATCTGCAACAGGCCAAACTTTTCGTTCGCTTTCCTCTTATGCGGGGCAAATTAAAAATGTGTTTTCAAGTTTAACAAGTGGTGTTCAAAAAGCATATTCTGCGCTTACTGGTTTTAACAAAGAATCCAAAAATACTGGAATGAGCTTAGGAAGAATGCTTGCACAATCTATTCTTTTTTCTTCGGTATTTTCAGCAATTTCTTCAATCACAACGGGGCTCAAAACTGGATCTCAAAATTTAGCACAATATTCTAACGAGTACAATCAAAGCCTGTCCATGATGCTCGCAGCATTAATGAGGATCCAAAATGCATGGAGCGTAGCGTTTGCTCCAATCGTAAATGTGGTTGCTCCATTGATAACTAAATTTTTAAACCTTATGTCTGCGGCTCTGAACGCAGTAGGCAGATTTTTTGCAACACTTACCGGAAAAACGTTTACACCGCAAGCCATTTCTTTTTCTTACGATTACGCAAAAAGCCTAGAAAAGGTAGGCAATTCGGCATCAAAAGCGTCAAAAGAAGCGAACAAATTAAAAAAATCTTTGTCCGTACTGCCGTTTGACGAATTGAACCAACTTACCAAAAATACTTCATCTACATCCAATAGTGGAAATGGGGCTTACAGCGTTGATCCAAAAGATATGTTTAAAACAGTTGATGCTGATAACGGAGATGCCGTAAATAAATGGGCCGAAAGAATTCGAAAAGCTTTTCTCGACCATGATTGGGAAGGGCTCGGAAAAGAAATTGCAAACATGCTCAATGCAGGCCTGCAAAAAGTATACGACGTCATCAGCTGGAACAATGTAGGTCCTAAGATTACAGCATTTATAACAGCATTTACAAAAACTTTTAACAGTTTGGTAGATAATCTTGATTGGGATTTGTTAGGAAGAACAGTAGGAGAAGGAATTAACGACTTAGTAAATACGTTTAATCTTCTTACAGACCCCGAATCAGGAATTGATTTTGAAAATATTGGAAACAAATTGTCAACAGGACTTAGGGGAGCCCTAGACCAAATTCAATGGACAAATCTTGGCAATGCTTTAGGTAATGGCTTTATGGTCAGTTGGAGGATGCTTGATGGGTTTGTTACAAATATGTCTTCAAAAAGCGATGCCGGATTAACGGGATGGGCACAACTTGGAATTTCTTTAGCAAGTGCAGTTAATGGTATTTTTGATAAAGTTAATTTTACGACGATTGCAAATGTTCTTGTTGGCGGAATAAACGGGGCCTTTGAAACGCTCAAAAATTTTACAACAACGGTAAACTGGGATGATATTGCTCAAAACATTACGAACGGATTAAATACAATGATTCACGGAGTTGATTGGGCAGGGAACGGGCAAATATTTAGTCAGTTTGTAACAGATTTATTAGGAACAATTAAACAGGTCGCAGAAAATACTGATTGGCAAGGACTAGGAAGAGGAATAGGCGAATTTCTTTCTAATATAGACTGGGGAACAATTTTTAAAGATGTTTTTAGCATCATTACAAATGTAATTGGCGGACTTATTTCCGGACTGGCAGAGACCACTGCTGGAAAACTCGGAATTGCCCTTACGACAGCAATTGGCGGAATCAAGCTTGCATCTGCGTTTACGACCCTTTTTACAGGGCAAGGATTGCTACAAACAATTATTAGTGCAATTAGCGGTACTGGCGGTATCGTTGCGACTACTGAAGCAACGCTAGAAACAGGAATGTTGGGAACCTTTAGCGCAAGTGGAGGCGTGATGAGTGCTTTAGTTAGTGGAGCATCTTCTCTCGTCGGGACCTTAGGGAGCATACTCGGCGGAATTGGCAGCGTTATTTTTTCACCAACTGGTTTACTTATTGCAGGAGTAGTAGCTGGAGTAGCATTAATTGTTACACACTGGGACGACATTAAATCGGCAGCAAATGATGTTGCAGAAAAGGTCAACAATGCATGGGAAGGTGTTAAGAAAAATGCATCCCAAACCTGGAATGATATTTATAGTGACCTTTCCAAAACTTGGAAGAATATAACAAGCGATGCGCATGATAAATTTGAAGGAACCAAGAAAAACATTTCTACATCCTGGCAAAATGTCAGAAATGATACGCAAACTTATTGGTCTGGAATATTCAATGATTTTCTTTCTAAAGCAAAAGAAATAAAAGAAAATGCATTTACAACATTTGGAAATGTAGAATCTAAGATTAAAGATGCATGGAAAAATTCTATGGCTTCAACAAAAAGCGCAGGAGAAAATATTTCTAAAAACGCTTCCTCAATGGCGTCCGCTGTTAAAAAGGCGATGAACGGAGATTTTTCAGGCGCAGCAGATATAATGGGGAATCTTTTGGGGGACATGGACCAAGATGCTGCTGACAGATTTAACTCGATAAAAAAGACAGTTAGTTCGGCTGTAAAAAAACTTAAAAGTCTTATGAACTTTAGCTGGAGTCTTCCTAAGATTAAACTACCGCACTTTGATATTTCAGGAAAATTTAGCTTAGACCCTCTTAGTGTACCGCATATTAGTGTAGATTGGTATAAAAAAGGTGGCCTTTTTACAGATGCTTCCCTCATCGGTGTAGGCGAAGCAGGTAGCGAAGCGGTACTCCCTTTAACGAATAAACGCACAATGGCTATGATCGCAGAAAGTATTACAAATAGTATGCCTTCTGGAGCAGGAATAGATAAGCAAACAATTATAGATGCTGTAGCACAAGGAGTTGCAATGTCTCTGATGAACAATCAAGCAAACGGGAATATTAATCTTACCGTGTATTCTGAGCTTAGAACAGAAAATAATGAAGTTTTAGCAAGGGCAGTTACAAAAGGGCAGCAGAGTTTAAATAGCAGATTTGAACCATCCCCAGCTTATTAATGAACGGAGGTAATTATGGCATATGAATATTTTATCAAAGTAGATGGAACGGAATTACCTTGCCCAAGTTCATTCACATGGGGATTGCAAGATGTTTCGGCATCGCAATCGGGCAGAACAGACGACGCCATAATGCATAAAAACAGAGTGGCGCAAAAAAGGAAATTATCAATCAGATGGAATGCCCCAGATTTTGAAACAGCACATAAAATTATAAAAGCAGTAAATCCGGAATATATCAAGGTTGAGTATCCGGACTTGCTTTCTGGAGATGAACACGAAAAGCGTACATTTTACGTCGGAGACCGTTCATCTCCTTGGAAATGCTGGTGGGTCGGAAACAAACGCATGGAAGGGCTTAGTTTTGATTTGATTGAAAGGTAAACAAAGATGAGAAATCTATCAACAGAATTTAAAGAAAAGCAACATAACGGGAAAAGTGATTATCTTCGCTTTGCTACTCTGAATTTAAAAGATGGAACAACGTTAAATCTTACCAATCAAGAATTGTGGTCTGAAGGATTTAGCTTTGATGATTCAACTTCATCAACAGATTCTTTTTCAATTGGCGCAGCGATAGTAAATTCATTTACATTAACAATCAACAATATTAATGATGAGTTTACTGATAAAAACTTCGAAGGAGCAACAGTATCTTGCTCGGTAGGATTTGATTTGGCAAATGGTAATGAATCGAACAGCCGAATTGAAAAAGTTGCCGTATGTACAGGGACTGTAGTAGAAGCGCCGTATCAAGACTCATCTATTATTACTTTGAAATGCGAAGACAATATGCGTAAATTTGATAAGGATTATTCTGAAAGCCAAATTACTTATCCGGCTACACGATTACAGATTGTAAAGGATGCTTGCAATGTATGCGGAGTAAATTTGCAAACTACAAGTTTTGATAGAGATGATTACGTCGTGCAAGAAAAACCTTCTAATGACAATTTGACGTTTAGACAGGTTATCTCATGGGTTCTGCAATTAGGAGGTCAGTATGGTCGTTGTGATGCTTCTGGCAGATTATGCGTGAATTGGTATGATGTAAATTTTTCTCAAAAAGATATAAGCTACTACAATTTTAGGGTTGGGCCAAATCTTTTAAAAGGAACCGAAATTTTTTCAAAGGGAATAGTATCAGGAGAATTGGATTCGGAAAAATTCAACAAATTAAGTATTCTTAGATGTAATGCGCCTTCGAGCGGTACGTCATATGTTGATGTATGCAAATGGGATGATTTCGATAATCCAGAGCCAAATACAGATTATGCGTTATCTTTTTATGCAAAGGCAAGCAAAAGTGGAATGACAATTCAATCTTTGTTTGGAACAAACTGTGTTGTATTTGAAGACGAAAACGGGGAATATCAATTATCTTCGGATGGAAAAGTGGAAACCACATTGACAACACAGTGGGTACGTTATTCTGTGCTATGGCTCACCTCGAACCAAACAACAGGATTGAAAACGCTGACTCCTGTCAGAATTCCATATAGTACTTCAAATGCCGGAGGCACGGTTTACATTGCCGGAGTAAAATTTGAAAGAAATACAGAAAACACAGAATATATTCCTAATCCAGAAGATTTTAATGCTTGTGCATTGCTTGATTTAACTTCTATAACTCCAAATTTAGAACCAGTTGTGATTACTGGCGTTAGAGTAACGGAATTTGTTGATTCTGCTACAACAATTACAAACGAAGATGGTACTACAACAGAAATTGTTGCCGGAAAGTATCTTTATGGAAAAGAAGGCTATGTTCTTGAAATTTCTGAAAATAGAATGATTCCGATTGGAACAGGAGAAACAGTAGCTGCTATTATCGGAGAAAAAATAGTCGGCATGTCTTTTACACCATTTACGGGTTCCTGCATGACGAATTTAGAGTTAGAAGCAGGAGATTCAGTTGTGTTTACCGATAGAAAAGGCAAGACGTATAAAAGTTATCTTACGAATGCCACTATGCAGCCCGGTAGTGCGCACAGCCTTTCGAATAATGCAAAAAGCTCAGAAAGAAACAGTTCGGTACAATATTCTTTAATAACACGAATCTATCAAGACGCGAGAAATGCGGTTATTAAAGAAAAAACGGCACGAGAAAAAGCCCTAGAGGATTTATCTAAACGCCTGGAAGATTCCGAAGGAGTGTTTACTACTGTTCAGGAAACGGAATCAGGAGCGAAAATTTATTATCTTCATAATAAACCATCCCTGGACGACTCTGACATGATTTGGAAAATGACAGCAGAGGCTTGGGCCGTTTCTACAGACGGCGGAAAAACTTGGAATGCAGGAATGACTGTTGACGGAGACGTTATTGCAAGAATTCTCACAGCGACGGGAGTTAATGCAGAATGGATTAATACAGGGGCTTTAACGGTTAAAGATGGTTCTGGAAAAACGGTATTTTCTGTGGATATGGATACGGGAAGTGTGATAATTGATGCGCAATATATCCAAATCGGCGGCGGAAATCTTACCGACAAAGTAAATAATTTACAGGGGCAAATTGATGGAAATATCCAGACCTGGACAGGAACTTCTACGCCTACCCTTGAAAATTATCCAGCGAATGAATGGGAGACTGATGAAGAAAAAGATAAGCATGTTGGAGATGTGTATTATGATGGAAATAATCACGCCTATCGTTTTAGAAATGATGGTTCAGGCTATGAGTGGCAACAGCTGAAAGATACTGATATTACAAAGGCACTGCAAGATTCTAGCGATGCATTACAAAATTCTGAGGACGCCTTAAATGCGGCTGCACTGGCAAGAAATATGACAATGCAGCTCGATAATGATTATCAGGCGATTCCTGTTGACAGCAAGGGCCAGTATAGCACATTTCCTGAGGTAAAAACAAGTCCAACTGTAATGTATGGTTCTTCAGATATTACAGATGATTGCACGTATGATATTGTTAAGTCCGACAACATTCAAGGTAATTGGAATTTGTCTAAGAAAACCTATACTGTTACAGCTCTTACGGCGGATTCTGGATGGGTTGATATCAAGGCGACCTACCTTAATAAGCTTTCTGTTGTCAAACGATTAACCGTGGCAAAACTTTACGCAGGGGCAATGGGCGAAGATGGAAAAGGGATTTCTGGAACGCCTGAAATAACTTACCAAGTAAGCTCAAGTGGAGATGCAATTCCGTCAGGAACTTGGCAGACCACAATCCCTTCTGTACCGGAAGGGCAGTACTTATGGACTAGAACAGTAACAAATTATACAGACGGTACTTCAACAACAGCTTATTCGGTTGGTAGAATGGGAGAAAACGGAGCAAATGGTTCAAATGGAATAAACGGAACAGATGGGAAAGACGGCAGAAGTGTTACCGGTACTTCTGTTACTTATCAAAGAAGTACTTCAGGGACAACAGTTCCATCAGGAACTTGGCAAACCACAATTCCTTCTGTACCAGCAGGGGAATTTTTGTGGACAATGACAACTTTCACTTACAGCGACAATACAAGCGATAATGCATATTCCGTTAGCATGATGGGGCAGACAGGGTTGCAAGGAATACAGGGAGAAAAAGGAGAACAAGGAATCCCCGGAGCAAACGGAAAAACGTCTTATTTTCACATAAAATATTCTTCCGTATCAAGTCCAACAAGCTCTTCACAGATGAAAGAGACACCAGATGTTTACATAGGAACATATGTTGATTTTACAGAGACAGATAGTACTGATCCTAAAAAATATACTTGGAGTAGATTTCAGGGAGCACAAGGCGAAAAAGGTGACCAGGGGATTCCTGGAGTAGGAGAAGATGGTAAAACATCTTATTTGCACATTGCTTATGCAACGAGTGCGGACGGCAAAACTGGATTTTCGGTTTCTGACAGCACAAATAAAACCTATATCGGGCAATATACTGATTTTACAGAAAAAGATAGTACCGACCCGACAAAATATAGTTGGAGTAAAATCAAAGGTGACGATGGCGCGGCTGGAAGGACATATTTTATTGAGCCTTCTGTAAACGTATTAAAACGCTCAAGAGATGATTCTATTGTGCCTAATTCGATTACATTCAGTGCTTATTATAGAGATGGAACCTCAACTTCGCGAACTGCTTATTCCGGAAGGTTTATCATCGAAGAAACTTCTGATGGAAGTAGCTGGAAAACAATTTATACTAGTTCCTCAAACGAAAGTTCCATCACACATAGTGTGTATGCCGTACTTGCAGATGGCAGCGGAAAAGGTGTTTCAACTAGCTCCGGAAACGCAATTGGTATTACCAGAGATGTTTCTGCAATTCGCTGCAAACTTTATGCAGCTGGCGGAACTTCACAATTAATTGATATGCAATCCGTAGCAGTAGTGGTTGACATAGATAACTTGAGTCAAACGGAAGTGTTTAATATTCTTACCAATAACGGTGTCGCTAAAGGAATCTATATGTCCGGAAACGAACTTTATGTCAATGCAACATATCTTGTTACGGGAATGCTGGCAGACAAAAGGAAAAACAATTATTGGGATTTAGATGCCGGAAAATTCGTTACTAAGATGGCCAAAATTGGAGACTGGGTGGTAAATGATACTGCAATTTATAAAGACGTGGTATCAGGAGATACAACTTATAGAGTTTATTTTCAACCACCTCTTGCAAGTAACCCATCCGGAACGTTGGTGCTATCGTGCCAAAAAAAGACAGGTAGTGGCCCGTTTTCATCAGCTTTTATTTTGTTTTCCAACGGGAAAGCGCAGTTTGGAAGCACTACTTTAAATCCAGATGGTTCGTGCGCTTTAGGAACGAATTTTAAAGTGGATAAAAGTGGAAATTTAAAAGTGGGAAGTACAGAAATTACTTCTAGCGGAGATATATCTTTTAAATCAGAATTATTAATTTCTACAGATAACGGAACGCCAGCATATACAGCGGCAAGTGGACATAGACTTAGCGTACTAACTAGAAATGGTTTACAGGTTGCAAATACGGACAATGGTAATATTACGAGGATAGAGCCTGTTGGCATAACGACGAAAAATCTTACAGCATCAGGAACCAAAAAGCGAGTAGTAAACACAGATAACTATGCCGTACGTAGTCTATACTGCTACGAAATGCCTTCTCCGATGTTCGGAGATATAGGTGAAGCAATTTTGGATGATTCTGGGAAATGTATTATTATGTTAGATGATATTTTTTCTGAAACAATTACTACTGAAATTGAGTATCAAGTATTCTTACAAAAAGAGGGAAAAGGAGACATTTGGGTACAAGAAAAAAATAGTAATTATTTCGAAATAAATGGTACCCCAAATCTTAAATTTGCTTGGGAATTAAAAGCAAGGCAAAATGATTTTTCGTCTGAGAGAATGGAAATTTTTGATGAAGAAGAGGATGATTTTGTCGACATAGATTATGCATCGGAAGCAGCAGAAATGGTAAATAATTTTTATAAAGAATTGGAGGTTTTTGAATGAAAAAATTAACATCGTTTACGCATTTAACAACAGGAGAAGGAGATAGAATTGCATTCACTTATTCGGAGTTGGATTCTTCTGGAAATTTAATAAGCCAGAATAACAAAGGCAATTTTGTTGCTATTGATAACGAATTAATTAATCACATTAGAGCGATTCAAACTTTTATTCAAAAGAACCATTTAGAGGAGCAATAAAATGGCAACTTTTTCCGGTATCGTCCAATTAATCAAAGATTTAGCTGAACAAACCAGTGCATCTGATTCTGACAATCTTATTATCGGAAGCACAACTATGAAAAGAATTACAATGGCAAATATTGCGAAATATATCAAAGGCAAAAGAAAACAATCAAAATCAGTCGTTCACGGTTATGGAAACAGTACCATTTCTTCAAGTTCAACAAACGGAACTTATACATTGTTACCTTCGTTTACCAGTGTGGGTAATGGCACTTTAAGTTCTTTGTATACTAAAAATACGAGCAGTCAGATCGAAATTAATAAAACCGGTCTATATGCTTTTCAACTCCGATTAGGCATTAATTCTGGAACGGCAAACAAAAGAGTAGAGGTTGCCACATACATTAATAACTCCAGATCGGCTATGAACACATCTAATTATTGCACAAATGGTAATTATACAAGTACTTTTATGACTACCATCTTGTTAGATTTGGCCGCAAACGATACTGTTGATTTTCGGATTGCTCCTGTAGATGGAATATCTGTAAAAGTAACAATGATGGATATACAGGTGTTTGCCCTTGATTGGGACGGGAAATTTGCTTAACTTTCTTTTGAAATATACGTATGTGTGGTGCAACAACAGGGATTTTATGAATTTAGACGACAGATCGAATATAAGTCAG